TAATTTTTTTCTCTTTTTCTTGCATCTTTTATATATTGATTAGAAGCTTTATTTAGAGATTTTACAAACTCCGGTTTTTGTTCAATCCATATAGGTGTTTTAAAATATTCATTAATTATCATATTATTTAAAAGGATATCCAAGGTTCCACATTACCAATGAATATCTTACTCCTTTCGTTACAGGTTTCACTCTATGCCATACAAATGAAGGAAATACAATAATAGATCCCTTCGGTAATATTTCTTTTGCTTGTTTTAAATGTTTGACTTCTTCTCTCATGTGAGGTTCATAATTTCTAAAATCAAATTCTAATTCACCTCCTTCATATTCGGAGCCATCTGTTAATTGACAAGTCATAGATAGTTTTCTAACTTTACCATGTTCTTCGGTATTAGGTTTATGGTAAGGTTTATCCCAACCATCACAGTGCCAATCATAGTATTGATTAAGTTTATATTTTGTAAATTGACAAGACTCACTTCTATCCCAATCAAAATTCCAACCAGCAGCTTTATTTGCTTGATGTATATATGGATGTAATTCTTTATATATCCAAGTATCATCTAACCAGACTAAATCAGAATTTCTTTTCTTTTTCATATCTTTAATTTCATCACGAGTTAATTTTCTATCTCCATAGCCACCAGTTCTAGCCATAGATTCAGATTTAGATAATCCGTATTTAATTATATCATCACAAATTTTAGGAGGTATTGCAGATGTGAAATACCAATAGTAATTAGATATATTCATAAGTTATTGTCTGTATAAAATTCAATGAATCTTTCTGTTTGTTTTTTATGTAATACATATTTGTTGATGGAAACATAATAAACATATTATCTTTTAATTCTATATCCCAACTTCTTCCTTTACGTCTGTTGTCTTCATAATGTATTCGAACAAAACAATCTTTAACCTTAACGCCATAAAGCATTGTAAAGTCTGGAGAATTTCGTAGATCCACTGGATCAACTTGTAATAAAGGAATTGTTGTTTCCGCAGGTTTATAGATATTTCCCCACGTTGATTTGTTAACTAATTTAATATTATATTCAACACCGATATGGTCTTGCATATATGTATTTAACATATCCCAAGTTCTTGAAAATGGAAAATCTTTGTTTTGAATTATTGATTGTAGGATGTCGCCTGATAACTTATCTCGGTCAATGTCCCAATTTTTAGGCATTGCTACATCACCATAGAATAAACTTTGTTCGCTTAATACTTTCTTCTGCATACCACCACCATTTTTAATTTATGCTTTGCTGTCTGTCAAGTCCCAAGTTTGGTTAGCTTCATTCCACTCATAAAACCATTTATGAGTATCTGCTGTGTTTTGATTTCGTTGTTCTTCTGTTAATTCAGGGGCATCTCCAATTGGAGATTGCCATCTTGCTTCTAAAATTAATTTTACCCAAGAAGCGTAAGGTTTTTTAGGCCAGAAGATTTGATTATCTTCATCCCAAGTATAACCAATACCTGCATAGTTTCCTCTTAATGGAGTTCCACCTTCTTTATGTTTGTTACCCGCTGTGTTATATGAAGTTTGAATCCACATTTGTGCAGGCCAATTATTATGCGTTTCTAAATATTGTTGACCTACTGTTTCATCTTCAACACCATCAGCATTCAGCATATCTTTATTATCTAAAGTTAATACTTGAATAACTTTACTGTTAGCTCCTAGTTTTGCAAAATGTGCCATAATTATCTCCTATTATATAATTTATTTTTAATTAGTAAATACATTAATTTTATTGATATTTATACCTTACAATAACTATTCCTGAACCTCCAGCACCACCTGTGAAATTTCCTACTCCTGGTTTTCTACCTGCTCCACCTCCACCACCTCCAGTGTTTGCTGTTCCAGCAGTTCCGTTATTTCCTTTTGCTCCAGCACCTCCACCTCCAGATCCACCAGAACCTGCAGGGCTTGGAACTGATGGGAAACATCTAGCTCCTCCACCGCCTCCACCGGCTCTTGCAGTTGGTGTTGCATTTATAGATGAAGTAACTCCATTACCCCCGTTAACACATGAACCAGCAGCACCTGCACCACCTCCACCTGCTCCTCTTTCTTGAGGTATATTGTGGTCACCTGGATTGCCTTGTGGTGGACTAACGGGAGGAGTATTACCTGCCCCTTGACCTGATTGTCCTTGTCCTGCTCCACCTCCAGAACCTCCTGCTACTCCAGCGCCGCCACCACCACCGCCACCGCCACCAGCAGAAGTAGTTGAACTAAAAACTGAATTGCTTCCTGATGATCCATCTCCAGCATTTTCTGGATCTCCTACGTGACCTGCTCCTCCACCACCTACAGTAATAGGGTAACCTTGTACTGATACCGGTAAAGCACTTACACCAGATCCTAAAGGAGAAGCTGAATAACAACCACTTGCTGCACCTGAAGATTCTCTAAAACCTCCAGCACCTGCTCCTCCTGCTCCATTACTATTAGCAGCACCTCCGCCACCACCTGCAACTACCATATAATCAACAGAATTACTTCCCGAACAATTTCCTGCGTTTGATACACAAAAAGTTCCTGGACTTGTAAAAGTATGAATTTTATAATCTCCACTTGTAGTTATAGTTCCACCTGTTGCTGTTACAAATTGTGGGCTTACAATGGCACTTGCTTGTCCAGCATCGATTGATACCCAACCTTTTGTTGAATCAACATAAATTAATAATATACTTAATCCTTCTATTTCTGCTTTAAAATCACCCGCCTGACCTTCTATATTAGATCCATTTCTACCTATTGTAACATTATTAGTGTCAAAAGTATTTGCATAATCAGCAACAGCAACGACATCACCTGCACTTGGTGACGATGGCAGTGTAACTGTAATAGCCGCTGAAGTGGTGTTTACAAAATATCCGTTACCGCTGACTGCTGTAAAATTTCCTGTTTTAGCAGTCGTGTCCCATGTAATGGCACCAATGTTTTTAAAAGTACCTTCATCTATTAAAGTTGTTCCACATGAATTTATTCCCATAACATTTTATTTTAGTTTCTATATTTGTAGGTGATAATAACAACACCCGAACCACCGTTTGCAGATGGTGAAGATCCTGGATCAGGTCCACCTCCGCCTGAACCGCCACCTGTATTAGCTGTCCCTGCAACTCCTGGACTTCCACCGTTACCGCCAGCTCCACCACCGCCAGCGCCACCAGCACCTCCAGTTCCACTAGAAACACTTCCACCTCCACCACCAGCTCTAGTTACAGAACTTCCTGTGATTGAATTAGCAGAACCTGCTCCTCCTGCAGCTGGGCTTGGTGTACCATTTTCTCCAGCAGCCGAAGCTCCACCACCGCCGGCTGCGTTAATAGGTTGTCCATCACCGGGGCTATTTCCACCAGGATTTCCTTGAGGTGGACTAACAGGGGGTGTATTTCCTGCTCCTCCACAACCACCATCTATACTTCCACCACCACCTGAACCACCTGAAGCACCATTTCCATTTGGTTGTTTTGCACCTCCACCACCTCCGGCAGAGGTAATTGTACTAAAAACTGAATTGCTACCTGATGATCCAACTGGGCTTGGAGGTGTAACACCTGCTCCACCAGAACCTACTGTAATTGGATAACCTTGAACTGAAACAGGAATTGTTCCTGCTGGACTTGGGTAAGAAACTCTGTAGCCACCAGCTCCTCCGCCACCAGCTCCTCCATTACCAGAAGCGCCAGCACCGCCGCCAGCAACTACTAAATAATCTACTTTGTCTGAACCTGCAGGGGCACCTGCATTTGATACACAAAAAGTTCCTGGACCTGTAAAAGTATGAATTCTGTAATCCCCTGAAGTGGTAATTGTACCACCAGTAGCCACTACATATTGTGTACTTTGAAGATCAGTTGCTTCAGATGCAGATGTCACTTTCCATCCTTGTGTTCCATCTACATAAACTAATAATACAGATCCTCCTGTTGTAGATATTTTAAAATCTGCAGCTACACCTTGAATATTAGAACTATTTCTACCTATAGTAATATTATTTGTAGCCGCTGTGTTTGCATAATCTTTTATACCAACAATGTCCCCTGCCGAAGGTGAGGCTGGAAGTGTTACTGTAAA